AGGCTCGCCAGAGAAAGGAGGTTCACGGAGGACAGCGCCACCATGACGGTTTCGCCGGTCAGGTGATGCACGGTGAGTGCGGTCGCATAGCCCTCCGCTATCCACAGGCGTTTTCCGGCCTGTTTCTGCCCCTCAATGACATGCCCCTTTTACTGCGCCGCCTTTCAGGGTGCGTTTGACACCGTCAGAATTGATAAGCTGAAGGTTAACCAGTGCGCCAGTACCGTCATGCAGCGGCACGACCACATCACCGGCGCGGAACGTCACGCCGCCGGTTTTATGCTGGGCGGTGAGCGTCAGACATTCCAGAGCGGGGAAGCCCTTTCGGGTAAGGTAGGCATTGCCGGTGGCCGGTTGGGTTTTCTCCATCAGCTTCACGGCCAGCCCGGCCGCCGCTTTGCGGTCGGCATCGGTTTCAGTCTCTGCGGCCGCAATCACTTCCGGGGCAACCGGCGACAGATTGCCGGTCACGGTGTTCACCTTTCCGGCGGCCTCTGCGGCCGACACACCAAACACTTTCTCTACCAGTTTAAGCCCGTCACCCGCGCCGCACTGGTTACAGAACCACGTGCCGCGCCCCTCTTTATCGTCAAAGCGAAAGCGGTCAGAGCCGCCGCATACCGGGCAGGCCTGATGCCGGTTTTTAATGACCTTCACACCCAACGCAGGGAGAATGCGCGGCCAGTGACCGCAGGCCTGTTTTACGGTTTCCGTTACGTTTATTTTCATTGTTATTCTCTCCCTCAGTGCAGTACAGGCGGTGTGATGTGACGGGCGCAAAGTTCATCCATCACCGCGAGCCCGAGAAAGGACAGTGACGGCGCGGCTTTCAGTGGCCCGGCTTCCATTAAATCTTCCAGTAATGCACAGGCAATCTGACGGCCTTTTTCCTCGCCGTGCTGGCGCAGATAGAAGCCCTCCAGCTCGGCGGCAATGGCGCTTTCCAGCGCGTCGAGGGTGAGATGCGGGTAACGGTGCTGGCGCTCGCACAGGGTCAGCCACGCACAAGCCACGGCGCGGCGATAAAGTGCGGCACGTAATACGGTCGGTAATGGCTGTTTCATACGTTGCCCTCCCCGGTCAGCCAGCGCTGATTACAGCGCTCGACCACGCCGTCGAGCTGGGCGGTCATGAGATAAATCACGGAGGTGAGCTGTAACTGCTGCACCGGGTCACGACGAACGGTCGCGCAATCCTGTTCCTGCATCAGATCGCCGACGAGCTGGCCGACGTTTCGCATATGCTCAAGGCATTCGAGGTCACGGGCGGTAATGGTGGTATGTCTCATGCGTACACCTCCGCAACCGGCAGACGGCCAGCAAACGAGAGGACGTAATCACGAACAAGGGAAAGGCGTGCGGCGTGCTAATCACCGGCAACGGTGCGGAGCATAAAAATACGGGGTTTACGGTCTGCACGGCGAACGGCGGCAAACACAAAGACAAACTGCGGGTGTGACGGAGTGAGGGGCGTAGCCATAGGGGCAACCTCCAATAAGTAGCGGTAATTGCCACCACCGGAGTTCCTACGCTCATGGGTGGTGACCCGAACGGGGGTAGGAATACCGGCCTTATTGGAAACCGGCCAGCCCGAAGGCTGCCCCGCCCGGACCACCATTATCTGACAGGGGCTAAGGTATAAGCACCACAGCCCGGAAAATGGGTGTGCCTGAGCAACGACGTAAAAAAAGACGCATGGCGCGTCTGGTGTCGCCAATAAGTAACTCGGGTTCCTACGCCCGGCTGTCGATTTTGCGACAGCGGGAAAACTATACCTGGAAACGGCGAAAAGAAGCAAGCCAGAAAAAGGGGCTTTTTGCAGAACGGGTATTATCATGCGTCATAGCCCCGGTTGCGCTCGGCAATACGATCTGCCATCCATGCGGTGATTTCAGACTGCGCCCACGCCACGTTTTTTCCGCCGAGGCTGATTTGTTTCGGGAAGGTCCCCCGACTGATGAGGTCATAAACAGTCGAACGGGACAGGCCGCATAAATGCATCACTTCGGGCAGACGAATAAAACGCTCATGAACGGCGTCAGAGACCGGCATCAGAGGCGCGGCAGGAGCAGGAGACGGGGAAGAAAAGGCTACCTCACAAAGTCCATACAGTGCTGGTCATGTTTGTCCGGCTTCGGGTAGCTCTCTATTTTGTGAATATTTTCCCTCAGGGCAACAAGTCATTTCATGTCAGCAGACCACACATCTGTATGAATTTCATACCGTGGCCGCTGCTGGCCTATATTGGCCATTATTGACCTTTATTGGCCAATGTTGGCAAAGTTGATAAGTCACAAATGAAATATCAAATTGTCTTTATATTCAAAATAAGTCTAATAAATTAAAGACCAACCATCAGTCGATAAATTCTCGGGGTGAACAGTTGTGAACACTCGGTGAACACTTACACCCTCAACTGTTCACCACTTATCTTACTGTATTAATTATCTTTTTATTTTCAGTGAACAGTAGTGAATAGTTATATGTAAAAAAACAAACAGTGAGTAAGGTTTTGCTGAGACCTTTCTCTGGCCAGCCGGGTTTTAAGGTCTGTTTGTGCCATTTTTGCCACAACGGCAATCAATCGTGTTGTTGTGTCTGGCGCGGCAGAATCTCCTCAGATTGAAACGAAGAGGAGACCCGACATGACGCAGACCGCTATTATTCCCGACTACCTTAAACCCTCGATAGAACGCCTCGAAACGGCCAGAGAAGCGCATCTCACCAATGCCCGACGCATGGACGAAACCACGACGGCAATCCGCCAGGTGCAAACCCAAAAAAATGAGCTGGAGCAGGAAAACGGTACTGATTCCGGCGCATGGCGTACCGCCTTTCGTGCCGGTGGCGCTGTCATTACCGACGAGCTGAAACAACGCCATATTGCGCGTGTGGCACGGCGAGAACTGGCACAGGAATGTGACAGCATGAACGAGGTACTGTCTTTTGAGCTGGACAGCCTTCGCGGAGCCTGCGACCGGATGGCCAGGGCATACCGTCAGGCGCATCACGGCGTCCTCAGCCAGTATGCAGAAAACGAACTCGATACTGCCCTGCGTGAAAGCTGCGGTGCCCTCGTCAGAGCAATGAAACTCAGTATTCTGGTTAAAGAAAATCCGCTTGCCAACACCATCGGCCATCAGGGCTATGTCGAGCCAGAGCATGACGTTATGCAGCAGGTTAAAACGTGGCTTGAGCAGGCGGTGAGGGGCTGCAATATCCGTCTGACTGATGAACCCGTGCTGTTTAAAGCAGGTCTGTCGGCCTCTTCGCTGCCGCATATGGAGCATGACGTTGCGACCACACCCGGCCAGCGCAAGGTCTGGCAGGAAAAAATGCGGGAACGTGAGGCCGACCTGAAAGCACGGGGATTACTGTCATGATGCGCTGCCCTTTCTGCCGCACGGCGGCCCACGTTCGCACCAGCCGCTATATGTCTGACAGCGTCAAAGAGAGTTACCTGCAGTGCCAGAATGTGCACTGCTCGGCGACGTTCAAAACGCATGAATCCATCTTTGAGGTGATACGTTCCCCGGCTGTCGATGAGAAACCCGCGCCGGTGCCAACAGCACCCGCGGCACCACGTCAGGTGAAAGGCTGTTACAGCTCACCGTTCCGCCATTAATCAGGAGAGACAACCCGTGACCACCCTGACATTACAGCAGGCTTTTGAGGCCTGTCAGACGAACAAAACGGCGTGGCTGAACCGTAAAGCCGAACTGGCCGCCGCTGAGCAGGAATATCAGGCATTATTGCTGGATGACAACGCATCAGGCTCCCGCAGATTACAGTCACTGCGTGACCTGATTGACGTAAAAAAATGGGAGGTTAATCAGGCCGCCGGTCGCTACATCTTCTCGCATGAAGCGGTGCAGCGCATCAGCATCCGTAACCGGCTGTACGATTTTATGCAGCAGAACGGCGCAGAGCTGGCTGCCGCGCTGGCACCAGAACTGATGGAGATTAAGAACCAGCCCACGATGATAAAAAACCGTGCGCTCGACCGTTCGATGGCTTATCTGCGTGAAGCGCTTTCCGTGTGGCTGGCCGCAGGAAATGACGTGAATTATTCGACACAGGATAACGACATTTTAACCACTATCGGATACAGGCCTGACGCGCCTTCGCGGGATGATAATCGTGAAAAATTCACCCCCGCACAGAACATGGTTTACACCCGCCGACGTGCCGAACTGGCTGCGCAGTAGCCTGTCAAAAAATCCCCGCAAATCCCGCTATTTTTAACCAAATAAGCCATGCATCCATAAGGTGCATGGTTTTGCATGCGTTTTCTCGCTCCGACATGCCAGACCAGCGCCAGTCGTGGCGCGGTCTGAGACCACCTTTGCACCTGCATTAAAAGCTGCCCATTAAGCGGGCAGGCGTGGCGGGGAGAGCATTGCGCGCCAGCATTAAAGTTATTATTTTTCATGGCCTGAACGGATTACCGCGCCGTACGGGGCCATGGGAGTGTCAAAAGGTTTGAGGTCGTGACGAATCTTTGAGGAGGGGAAATAAAAATCAGCCATAAGCTGCAGAAATTATCTTCCATAAGTTTGTTCGATTGCTATTGCAATGGATAAATAATTAATAAGTACTTCGATAACTTACATAGTGGATACAATAACGCCATCCTAAAATGGCGTTATAAATAGTGATGTTTTACTTTTTTGTTAATTTTTCAATGATTAATGAATATTTAGTTTCTTCAAAGCTGAAGCCATATTTTTTGAATGACTGTAAATAATTCAAATGCCCCTTTAACGCATTAATTGTTAACGAGGTTTGATCATTTGACTTTATTGCTTGGTCAAATATTGCTCTAACTCTTCGGCGATATGCTCTAGGTGGCCTTAGTGGGCCGTTAATTAAAATTCCAGTAACCGCTTGTCTGTTGTTATATGAGAGCAGCCTATACTTTGCATTATTTAAGGTAAAGCCCATGGAGTTTATTTTATTTTTTGCGAGGCTGACAAGCTCTTCTATTAAATGTCTATTATCGCCACTTATGGTTATATCGTCAGAATATCGAGTGTATACACAGTCTCTAACTAAAGCTTGGTTTGTCATTAATTCATCGAATTCATACAATATGGCATTTGATATATTAGGGCTAGTAGGTGCACCCTGTGGTAAAGTACCATACAGAGTTGTTAAACCAGCAATAGTATTAACTATATGCTCAGATATATTATTTCTTAAAAGACAGTTCTTTATCATGGTTTTATTAATGGAGCCAAAATAGTTTTCAATGTCTATATTGGCAATGAACTTATTATTTTGATGTGGATAAGCATTGTCATGAATACTGATCCCCTTTCTATATGAGAAACATGAAGAGTGAATATTTAGCCTATTCAAAAAATAATCATTTATCCAGTACTGTGTTACCTTCATGAATTTTCGTGGTGCTGATATTTTTCTAACACCACCGCTCTTTTTACGCATATCAAAAATCCGATAATATCTATCTGGATTTTTTATCATAGAGCTTATAAGTCGTGGTGTAAGTCCGATACAAGATGCGACCGTTAAAATACCGTTATTTTCGAAAAGGGGACTGTTTAGTGACTTGTAAGAATAGAAAATTGGAGCTGCGATAATTTTTTTTTCGGGAATTAGGCTGTCACTATCTTTTGAAAGGATGCTAGCCTGACTACTGGACATTGAACCAATTCGTAATTGCTCAAAGATCCGCACCCAAGCCTGTCTTGGGCGGCTGGGCAAGGTCCCGGACGCCCAAGACAGGCTTGGGTGCGGAACCTCTTTTATGTAAGGCCTTAACTGCAAAGACGGCGGTGCGCCGTCCATATTCTTTGTATCAGTAGAGGCTAGCACACCCAATTTAGTGGATTTATGGCATTTGTCAAGAAGGAAAATGCGCAACTTGTCTCTTAGTTTTTTTAAATTTGCTGAAAGTTTTTCATCGCCAGAGGGAGTTATAGAATACAGCTCGTTTTTAATGGAAACTAATTCCACATAGCCAATTTTATGCAATTCTTTAAGGTGCTGTTTTAATGAATCAATGTTAGGTAATGCTCCATCATCTGTTAATATTAATCTCAAGTAATATAATATCTCAGATGGGGCTGCTGGTTGAATAATTGAGGTGGCCCATAAAAGTAAGCGAAAGTTTATTGAGTTAGACATTTATCCTCCCAAAAGGCCTTTGTTTTTAGAAACGAGCTTTTTATTCCTGACTCGTCTAATAATATTTTCAATTTTTTCATCTTCAATGTCGGATATGTCAAATATTTTAATACTGTTATCGTCACAATATTGAAGAACACCTAATGAAAAAAAACGATCGAGATTTTTTATTTTGTCATTGCAGATGACTATCAAATCTGGATTTTTAATATCTTTAGTTATTTTGTAATAACTTATTAAAGTTATCTGCGATAGGGTTAATTCATCTAAGACGAATATGATGATACTATCACACTTTTTGTTAATAAAATCTAATTCTGCTATATGTATATACACACTTTCAGTATCGGGCAGAGTTTGTTTTCCTCCCCCTTCATAAATCACAGCATCTATTTTACTAAGTTCGGTTTTAAGATTTTTGATGCAAGAGTCAAATAATTTATCTTTCAAAATGTTCGGATAGCATAAAAAAACATTAAGTTCAGAATTAACTAACTCGCCCTCTAGGGTATTTATTATATTCTCTCTAAGTTCATTTGTAATTGACAAAACATCATTGGCGTAAATTGAAATGTTGAATTGGTTGACCTTGGTTTCATTATTTGAACCAATAATGTTTACATTTGATTTTTGAGCGTTGCTATTGCTCATTTTTCTGAGTATTTTTTGTTTTATTATTCGACCCAATTGAAAACATGCAAGATTTTTGTTTATTTGATTTAATCCCATCATTTTTAGACCGAAAGAAGATTTTTGCGATAACAGTAATAGCTAGCAATCCTGCGCCAGAGAATAGCCATTCTTTATTTAATAAAACCCAATTAATTACATCTTGCATGAAATCAATCCCTTTTTAGAATGTAGTCAGCGTACCATTGTAACATTTTTCTTCTATTTTGTTCGTAACTGGCATGATTGTAAATGCCACGAATGCTGTTTTTATCAACATGTGCTAATTGCATCTCAATCCATGCACTATCAAACCCTTGTTCATGCAGGATTGTCGACATCGTATGTCTAAAACCGTGACCGGTAGCACGTCCTTTGTAACCAAGTAACTCAATCACTTGCGATACGCTTTCTTTCGAGATCGGTTTGCTGCGGTTGTTCCTGCCAATAAAGATGTAAGGGTATTGGCCGGTAATTGGTTTAAGCTGTTTAAAAAGGTCAACTACCTGAGCAGATAAAGGAACAATGTGAGGCCTACGCATTTTCATACGTTCCGCTGGTATCTCCCATATACCTTTTTCGAGGTCTACTTCTTCCCACGTAGCAAAGCGCATCTCCTGCGTTCTTACACCAGTCAGCATGACTATCTTCGTAGCATTTTTGGTGATGATGCTACCGGTATAAGCTTCGAGATCCCGAATAAAATGAGGCAATTCTTCGGCAGATAGAAATGGATGATGTTTTTGCTTAGGAACGGCCAGAGCGATGGCTAAATCAGGCGCAGGATTGTATTCAGCGCGGCCAGTTATGATTGCGTAGCGATAAACCTCACCGCACCTCTGACGTACCTTACGTGTTTTCTCTAGTGCTCCACGCTTCTCTATTCGTCGCAACACTTCAAGCAGTTCTAAGGGTTTGATTTCACTAATAGGACGTTTACCAATGAACGGGAAAACATCTTGCTCAAATATTTTAATAATTTCTTCGCGGTAGGCCAGTGTCCAGCGATCGGCTTTATTTGAGTGCCACTCCCGACATATAGCCTCGAATGAGTTTTCTGTTGAGAGCTGCTGGGCCAGCTTTTGGGATTTACGTTCTTCCACTGGGTCTATGCCGTTTGCAACCTGCTTACGAGCTGTATCGCGTTTCTCACGTGCTTCTGCGAGGCTCACAAGGTCGTAGCTGCCAAATGACATTAGCCGCGCTTTACCTGCAAAACGAAAGCGGAAGCGCCAGCCTTTTGAGCCGTCTGGATTGATGAGTAATGACAGCCCTTGTCCATCGTTCATTGTGTAGGGTTTGTCTTGAGGCTTTGCGCGTTTGATTTGTATGTCTGAAAGGTAAGCGTACAGCCTGAACCGTCTGGTCAGAATCTGACGAATTAGACAAAGTGGTGTCCACCAAATAAGTAGTGGGAACCAAAGTGTCAGATATGCAGAAAAATGTGACTCCCGGCAGGCGAAAAGGCTGCCCTAATTATCCTCCCGAATTTAAACAGCAGCTCGTTGCTGCCTCCTGTGAACCCGGGATATCCATCTCAAAACTTGCTCTTGAAAATGGCATTAACGCCAATCTGTTGTTCAAATGGCGACAACAATGGCGCGAGGGAAAGCTGCTATTACCTTCTTCAGAGAGCCCCCAGCTACTTCCTGTGACTCTCGATGCAGCTGCCGAACAGCCAGAATCGCTCGCAGAGGACCCGGAAACCCTCAGTATCAGCTGTGAGGTAACGTTCCGGCACGGGACGCTCCGCTTCAATGGCAATGTCAGCGAAAAGCTCCTGACTCTGCTGATACAGGAACTGAAGCGATGATCCCGTTACCTTCCGGGACCAAAATTTGGCTGGTTGCCGGTATCACCGATATGAGAAATGGCTTCAACGGCCTGGCTGCGAAAGTACAGACGGCGCTGAAAGACGATCCCATGTCCGGCCATGTTTTCATTTTCCGGGGCCGCAGCGGCAGTCAGGTTAAACTGCTGTGGTCCACCGGTGACGGACTGTGCCTCCTGACCAAACGGCTGGAGCGTGGGCGCTTCGCCTGGCCGTCAGCCCGTGATGGCAAAGTGTTCCTTACACAGGCGCAGCTGGCGATGCTGCTGGAAGGTATCGACTGGCGACAGCCTAAGCGGCTGCTGACCTCCCTGACCATGCTGTAAATCTCTTTATCCTGGTTGTCACAGAATAAGCCCGGTAAAATACGGGCTTATGAACGACATCTCTTCTGACGACATCTTCCTGCTGAAACAGCGCCTGGCCGAACAGGAAGCGCTGATCCACGCCCTGCAGGAAAAGCTGAGCAACCGGGAGCGCGAAATAGACCATCTGCAGGCGCAGCTGGATAAACTCCGCCGGATGAACTTCGGCAGTCGTTCCGAAAAAGTCTCCCGCCGTATCGCACAAATGGAAGCCGATCTGAACCGGCTTCAGAAAGAGAGCGATACGCTGACTGGTAGGGTGTATGACCCGGCTGTACAGCGTCCGTTGCGTCAGACCCGCACCCGTAAGCCGTTCCCTGAATCACTACCCCGTGACGAAAAGCGACTGTTGCCTGCGGCGCCGTGCTGCCCGAACTGCGGCGGTTCACTGAGCTATCTGGGCGAGGATACCGCCGAACAGCTGGAGTTGATGCGTAGCGCCTTTCGGGTTATCCGGACGGTACGGGAAAAACATGCCTGTACTCAGTGCGATGCCATCGTGCAGGCACCTGCACCTTCGCGGCCCATCGAGCGGGGTATCGCCGGACCGGGGCTGCTGGCCCGCGTGCTGACCTCGAAGTATGCAGAGCACACCCCGCTGTATCGCCAGTCAGAAATATACGGCCGGCAAGGTGTGGAGCTGAGCCGTTCACTGCTGTCGGGCTGGGTGGATGCATGCTGCCGGCTGCTGTCTCCGCTGGAAGAGGCGCTTCATGGCTATGTCATGACTGACGGCAAACTCCATGCCGATGATACCCCGGTCCAGGTACTGCTGCCGGGTAATAAGAAGACGAAGACCGGGCGGTTGTGGGCGTATGTTCGTGATGACCGCAATGCTGGGTCAGCGTTGGCACCTGCAGTGTGGTTCGCTTACAGCCCGGACAGAAAAGGCATCCATCCGCAGACTCATCTTGCTTGCTTCAGCGGTGTGCTGCAAGCGGATGCGTACGCCGGGTTCAACGAGCTGTATCGCAATGGTGGGATAACGGAAGCTGCCTGCTGGGCTCATGCCCGCCGAAAGATCCACGATGTGCACGTCCGCATCCCGTCAGCACTGACGGAAGAAGCCCTGGAGCAGATCGGTCAGTTGTACGCCATAGAGGCGGATATAAGGGGAATGCCGGCAGAGCAGCGGCTTGCTGAACGTCAGCGAAAAACGAAACCGCTGTTGAAATCCCTGGAAAGCTGGTTGCGTGAAAAGATGAAGACCCTGTCGCGACACTCAGAGTTGGCGAAGGCGTTCGCGTACGCACTTAACCAGTGGCCGGCACTGACGTACTATGCGAACGATGGCTGGGTGGAAATCGACAACAACATCGCTGAAAATGCCCTGCGGGCGGTCAGTCTGGGTCGTAAAAACTTCCTGTTCTTCGGCTCTGACCATGGTGGTGAGCGGGGAGCGCTACTGTACAGCCTGATCGGGACGTGCAAACTGAATGACGTGGATCCAGAAAGCTACCTTCGCCATGTGCTTGGCGTCATAGCAGACTGGCCGGTCAACCGGGTCAGCGAACTGCTTCCGTGGCGCATAGCACTGCCAGCTGAATAACACATCCCCGTCAATACGGCCCTCGCTGTACGCTTACGAAGAGCAGGCCAATAACACGCGTTCAAACTTAATTTTGGAGCATATGGGGGAAAAGCTGACTCTCTCACAATGGGCTAAAAGAGCTGGGATTCAGGCATCTACTCTTCACTATCGAATCAAGAAGGGGTGGCCATTAGATCGCGCGCTTAACGCCAGCGTCGACACATATGCCAACCGAGATAGTAAGCGTCTGATCGAGTGTCGTGGCAGAACTCAGCGGATTACCGAATGGGCAAGAGAGGTTGGCTTGACTGCGACCATTATCTCGCAGCGAATTTTGAGGGGATGGGATGTTGAAGCTGCCATTTTCACACCATCCAAACGACCAGTAAAAGGAGATAAAAAGTGATTGCTACAGGGGTGGACATCGAATCTACAGGTATTGATTTTCTCTCAGGCCATAAGATCATTGAAATCGCAATGGTGAAGTACGAAATTGAGACCCAGGCAATGGTTGATAGTTTTGTAATGCGGTTCAACCCGCGTCGCAGTATCGATCCTAAAGCGCAAGCTGTACACGGTATCTGTCTTGAAGATTTAGCCGCTGAGCCGTTACTAGCCGATCACGCTTCATCTGTCGCTTCATTCCTCTCTTCTTCCGATATTTGGATAGCCCACAATGGCGAAGCATTCGACATTCCGTTTATTAGGCATGAGCTGAAAAGTTACGGTTTTTCGCTTCCAGACGTCCCATTGATTGACACTCTATTTTCCCTGTGGGCGACAGAAGACGGCAAACGGCCGCGACTGGAGGAACTCGCCTTCTCATTGGGTTTTGTCTATGACAAGGCTAAGGCGCACAGCGCGCTCTATGATACCGATCTGATGATGCACTGCTTTTTCAAAGCACGGGAAAAATACGGCTTCTATAAGCTCCCATTCGAAAGCGCCTGACGGCGCTTTCGCCCCTCTCATTATCCCAACTGCCTGTATTTACTTCTTTTCCACCTAATAGGTTTTGACAAAATGCTCTCAACCCAAAAACGTATAAACGCTCACACAACGTAAAGGAGAGAGACATGAGCAACCTCAACAATACAGTCAAAAAAGATGATCTGGATGAGCTGACCGCCATGCTGCAACTGCTCGATGAGCCTGAAAAACTGGCTTCGGAGGCTGTTGTAGGAGACGAAATAGACGACCTGCTGGCAGATCTTAACGATGAGACGATCGTGCCGGTGCCGGCTGTTGCTGAAACTGTAATGGAAGCGAAAGACGGCGGCGATCTCACCGGTGTGTTTGAAGAGTTGGAAAACGAACATGAGTCGCTGAAGGTGGTTGATGTTGAGATACCTCAAGTCGAGTCGATCTCCACTCTTCCTGAGATCGACTCGACACAGGGTGATAAACCTCAGACTGATGAAAAAAAGGAGAAACACGCCAAAGAATCGTCAGTTGCGGCTCAGCCAAAAGAGTCGAATGAGGCGAAAAAAGAGCGCGCAGCACCCAAGCCTCGATTCAGCCTGAACGATAAGGGCGATGATTTTTATGCTGCGGCTGGTCTGAAACGTGAGTTCTTCATCGAAGCTCTGAATTCGGCGCCGGTTAAGGCAAAAGACAAGATCTCTAACCTGCTAAATTGGTTCAATGGCGGACCGGATATCAGCATCTACACGGTGATTGCATTGCGGCATCTTATTGACACAAAAGAGGCAAGCAGCAATAGCATTAAGCTGGCGTTAATGAGCTATCCGGAAAAGCCATATCCACTCAGCACCGCGTCGACTCAGGCTGGCCAGATGATGGCTGTATTCCCAGTCACGGGAATCGCTACGAGGGATGGTGGAAGATTGCTTCTTAATGAAGAGTCCCCGATCGTAAGGAAATTTATCGCGGAGTATTCCATTGGCTGACGATCCGTTTCGCGCTCTGAAGCCCCCTGATAGTTTTAGAGCGTTGGACAGTTATTCGTATGCCCCAACAGTAAAAAACACGCCAGAGCGTCTCCCGTTAAGCAATCTGGCGTGTTTTTTCTTTATTTGCCATTCGTAAAATGACATGAAAAAATAGGTAAGTACTTACCTATTTGATTGTAAAATGATAGCAGCCGAAAAAATCAAAAAGCGAGAGCGAGATGCCTCTCTTCGAGACCTTTGGCGCACACCGAAATGGTTGTTTGTCGCCATTCAGCGATATCTCGGCATTACGTTTGATGTTGATGTTGATGTCGCCTGTAACAAAGAAAACGCGCTTCTTCCGAGCTACATAGGTGTGGAACGAGATGCTCTTAAATCCAGTTGGGGTGATCCTGGTACGGTGGCCTTTCTCAACCCGCCCTACTCCAAAATAACCCCCTGGATAGAGGCGGCTATCCGAGAGCAAGCGCGTGGCGTAACCACCGTTATGCTCATTCCGCAATCGCTCGACACGATGTGGTATGAGCGCGCCACCGAGTGCGCAAACCAGACGGTAGTTCTGTCTGGCGGCCGCGTCGCGTTCATGGAACCAGACGTCACATTGGGTTTGGTTGAGGTCAATATCAACCCTGGCGGAAGTATGCTGGTGGTCTTCCGCGGATTCTGTCAGAACGCTGGTCACTTCATGAATAAAGTCCCGCTGACGGTGATGAAAAGTCTGGGTGGTTACGATCCTGCCAAAGTGATCAGGAAAAAAAGACCACGGAAACAG